TGAGGATGAACGAGGGCAACAGGTACTCATGTATACCCTCATTCGGGGGGACGGCAAGCAACCGCAACATTAGAATTGTCTACACTTCTTAGATGCTTCTCAGTTACGCAATGCTTAAACTACCCTGTCCAGTCCTATCATAACTATGCTTGGGTAAGCTGACATTGAAGCTTGACCCAAAGATAGTAAGGTAGAATAGTCTGGCGAAGACACGCAGTTGTATACGTGAGGGCTTCCTGATTCGTTTGCTTGCCTATGAAATCTCTTCATTAATCTTCCAAAAAAATGTGCGGCTTATAGGAGTATGGATCTGTGAGATGTACTTCCTCACCATCCACCTTAATCCATTTCCTACCTTCAAGTTCTTTAACTTCCGGTTGCTGCACCTCCATGTGCTTTGCAGTCTTCCACCATGAGACACAATCGTCAGCTAATAGTTTAGATGTAGCAACGCCTGCCTCCTCAGCTTTCTTCTTATACTCTTCAAGCATCTCGATAGGTAGGCGTATAGTTACTGGTTTAGTTTTCTTAGGGGAAAGGAATGTCATCATGTTCCGTTGTGGATTTAGGTTTAGGTGATGTATGAATCTTGTCTGCTTTTATATACGCAGACTTCTCACCACCTTCTTCTTTAGGTTCAAAATAATCAAGGCTCCCCTCTATTAGTACGTTCTCTCCCTTGACACACTTCGCAAGTTTCTCTGCTGCATATCCATATGCCATAACTCTGTGCCACTGAGTCTTTTCCATCCACTCATCTGTCTTCTTATCCTTCCAGGAGTTACTGGTTGCTATGCTTGCATGTGTCCAGCTTGCATCGTCTGCTACTTTAGGATCGTTACCTAAGTTACCTGAAATAATTGTCTTATTATAATTTGCCATTGTATTCCTTTATTATTGTTGTGAATTAAGTAGCTGTCCAACATCAGTCTTTAAGATAGATGCTATTTGAAACAGCCTGATTAATGTAGGGTCTGTTCGTCCAGCCCTCCAGTTATAGACACTCATCCTAGTAACATTCACTTCCTTAGCAAATGCTGTACTTGTGATGCCCACCTTATGCATGGTATCCCTTAAATTTCTTGGGAAACTTTCCAGACTGAACTCTTGCATAATATTTTTCTTTCTTTTTAATTAATTAAATAATAAATATAATAAATATAATAAATAATAATTATTATTATATCATTTTTATTTTACAAGTCAAGTTAAATTTTACTATGAACAACCAGATGTTTCACCACATGAGTTGCACTTAAGACAGGAACCATTCCTGACTAGAGTAAACTGATTGCATGATGTACATGCCTCACCTTCATAGCCCTTAGTCTTTGCCTCCTCTACGAGAGAAGCCGTGGGTTCTTTGGGTTTGGTTGGGTTCCCTAAAAACCTATGGGTTTCTGTGGGTTCCTCTACTACAACCACATCACCTTCCTGAAGAGGCTGGGGTAATCCATCTATCTCTGGGATATATACTTCAGTCTTTCTATCTATGACTGGTATCTCAGGGGGGCGAGCAGGTGGTACATGTGCTAGGTCATCCCTTCCTGAATAATAAATCGCCAACTCTCTAAAGATATAGTCAACGATTGATGAACTCATCTTAACAGATTCACTACCCTGAACCACACCTGATGGGTCAAACTTTGTAAAGGTAAATGCATCTATGTACTCATCTAATGGAGTGCCATGTTGTAGTCCTAGTGAGACTGCTATTGCAAAGTTATTCATGAGACACCTGAATGCAGCACCTTCTTTATGCATGTCTATAAAGATTTCTCCAAGAGATCCGTCCTCATATTCACCAGTGCGTAGGTATACTTTGTGTCCTCCTATCCTAGATTTCTGTGTAAACCCACATCTCCTGTTGGGTAATTCTCTTCTATTAGATTCCATAATTTCCTTTCTGATCATTAACTTGGTTAGTGCCGCCATCAAAGTCAAGGGTAGTGATACCTGTCTGACCACCTCTTGCCTTAGCTACGACAACATCGACTTCACCTTTGTGTTGTTCCTGCCTGTATAAGAATATAATATTGTGTGCCACTCTCTCAAGAGTACCACTCTCTCCAAGATCACTTGCTATAGGGATCTTAGCTGATCTCTTCTCGACCTCTCTGTTAAGCTGGCAGAGAGCAAGCAGTGCTATGTTGTTACGTTGAGCTGTATTCCTGAGACGTTTAACGAAGTCACCCATTGCTTCAGTCAGTGAAATGTGTGATCGTCTATCATCGAAGGCAAGTTCATGAAGGTGGTCAACTATTATAAACTTATATCCCTCATTAATCCCCCAATTAATAGACCTCATTACATCTACTGTAGTCTCAGATGTATCATCAATAGAGAGATTCTTAGACCAAGCCTCATTCTCCTGACCTAACATCTCTGCCATGTGTGTCCAGTCCTGCTCTTCAAATGTATATCCTTCTAGTATTTTGTTGAAGTGTATACCAGATGCATGACTAATAAACTTCTGTGCTATCTCTGTCTTGCTCATCTCAATTGATATGAACAGGGTTTTAATACCTCTTCGTGCCGCATCAGCCGCAAGTGCTACTGCAAATGTAGTCTTCCCCATTGCAGGTCTTGCACCAAGGAGAGAGAGTGATCCATACCTGAACCCATATATAAAATTGTTCAGGCTAGGGAATGGAGTTGGCACAAACAACTCACTCATGCTAACCTCCCCCTTATCATTACGTTTTGATATCTCTTCAACCTCTTCCCTTGCAATCTCTAGGAAGGAGGAGAAGGGTCGGGCAGATGATCTCTCTACCTGCTGAACCTTCTCACTAAGTATATCAACCTGTGAACTTGCATCCTCTCCTGACTTAATCTTTTCTGCAGTCTTCTGGGCTTCCGCAGCAGTGTAGGATTTTCTGTACATCTTAACTATAATGTCTGAGTAATCCAGAAAGTTCTCCGCCTTTGCCGGGATGTCTTTTATCTCATCAAGGCAGGCGTTAACAGCTTTCTCCTCACCAAACTTAGGCAGTAAGGATCTATCATCCATGATCTCAGCCGACACTGTGACACTATCAACAGCAACGTCCTTATCATAAAGCCCAAGAGCAGTATTATATATGATGCCATATTTCTTATTGGCAAACATCTCAGGCTGAACCACTGCCCTTATGTTAGGCAGTAGGTCAGGGTAAGTGAGACAAATACTAAGTAAGTTACTCTCTGCTCTATTCATAATGCACCTCCTGTAACAGCCTTCCTGCTTGCCAATGTCTTCATCTCAATCGGCTTTGCATCATATGTACCTGAACATACAGGGTCGAAGATGTCTCCCTGCTTAGCAAGGATGCAGTATGTATCCATGAACGATCTCTTTTGGAACGAGAGATCTGTAGCTGAGAGGCTACCTAAGAATGATAACCCTCCCAGTCTTCTGCAAGTCTCAGCAAGGACTGTATCCTCAAAACAAATAGGTCTCCCTGGATGTGACTTCAGTGCTTGGAACAACTGGTTCCATGCCATCAATGCATCGTCACTAATGTCGTTATACAATGCATCAAAAAACTCTGCCGGACTAGGCATACCAGACTTTACTCTGGTCTTGATTAGGTTTTGGTATCCCACCCTAATCTCCTGCTCATTCAGCTTAGCAAGAGCCTTCTCCCAGATATGAGAGAGGTGATTGTATTCATCTGTACTAGACTTCTTCCCATAGACTGTCATGAGTTGAGATACCATGCTCTTTATATCTGCTTGTCTGCTCATTTATATTCTCCATGTTAGTGTTTGAGTTACCATGTGTCATTTTCCTGTATGCATTTATATACTTACAGTCTGACTGTGATGGGTGTGTGTATACTAGGTTGCCAAGATCTCTGCACTGCATCATGTAAGCTGTGTTGTTTACCAAATGTTCCTTCATTTGTTCAGCTAAGAACAGTACAACTTCCTCATATGTTTGCATAGTAAAGTCGTTACCATCTGGCTTCAGTGTAAGTATCTTCTCTGCTCCCTTAACCCACTTACTGCGTTGTTGTGGTGTTGTTGGTTCATACTTCTCCTTATGTATAGCAAGGTTAATCTCTGTAAACTTTGCTATCATGAGGTCAACATCAGGACTCTCCTCCTTAGGTGCAGTTTTCTTTGGAGGTTTAATAAATAATTCAGAGTCAAAGTTTATCTGATATATACTAGGCAATCTTTGCCCACCATAGAACTCAGGTGTGAAGCTGAGGATTAAACCATTCTCTTCCAGGTAATCAATTCTTTTCTGGATCACCCGTGCTGTGAAGTTCAGCTTGTCTGCCAGTTCTTTAATGGAAACTGCAGAACCATTATCTTCTCCACCGGGATGATCGAGTAGGAAATACCAGAGGAGAGTGGATGATACTGGATCTCTAAACAAGAACTTGCTCAGGTCATGCTCAACTGTTAATAAATTGTTTATCTTTATCATGTTTCCTTTCTTATAAATTATAAAATTGAGGTGTCCTATAAGGTACCCTATAAGGTACCCTATATGGTGTGCAGTAATAACTTAAGCAATCTGATCTCTAGTAATCTTATCTCGAGCAGCAGTTAAAGATGAAACAACAACCTCACGAAGAGACTTAGGTAGTTTGTCTTCCCCATGTGCCGCCTTCATCCGCCTATACTCATCACTAATAGCTGTACCCTCTTCAACAGTAGTGATCTTCATAGCCCTAGAGTTAAGGCTAATCAATTCGTCACTGATAGTTTTGCTGGGTGACTTACCAAGGATACTATCTATCATCTCCTGTGGTGCTTCGGCTACTGTTTGAGCCTCTGGTTTTGCAGTGAATTCAACCTTATTCACCGCAGGTGGAGCAAGAGGAATAGCAGGTTTCTTATTCAACTCATCAAGCTCCTTCCCTAACTCTATTGCACCCCTCACCTCATTGGCAGATGCAATACCATACTCAGTGATGATACCCTTAACACCCAAGGCTCTGCCAATAGCAGAGGTTTCACAGTTCTCTACATGTGAGGTCTTATTCACCATAGATTTTTTATCTGCCTGGAATTCACGGGCATGACCGGTAGATCTTACTCTACCAGACTCTTCTAAGACTGTGGCTTTGAAGATAGTAATCATCTCCTTCTCACAGTTGTAGATCATCTCGGTAGTGATTGACCATGTAGGATGTAGCTCCCAGAACAAACGTATCCTTTCGTCTACCTCAACATAGTCCTTCTTACCTATCTTAGTTGTTTTAATTTTACTCATAATGTTCCTTATTATTAATGGTTAATTAGATTGATAACTGTTTACTTAACACGCAACGTATTCCTCTTGTCGATGCTACATACTCCAGCTATTCTTTGCACATCGTTACCCATGCTTGCACGCAAACTGTTAGCAGCCTGCAGCTTAATCTTTTCCAGCTCTTTAATCTGTGAGCTGGCCTTCTTATGTGTCTCCCTCAGAATAACATGCTGATCTGAAGCAGATATAGATTCTCTACCTGTATCATACTGTGCCTTCAGGCTTCTTGATGTTGATGGATGACCATCAGGTTCAGGCAGTCCATCGTTCTTATATAGATCAATGAACGCCTTCTCCAATAACATCAGTGACTCGATATGCTCAAGTCTTTCCTCCC